ATCGCAAGGAACGCGAGCAACACGGCCGTTACAGCTTCGGAGCTCCACGGCTCAATCACATATATCACGGAGGAATAAATATGAGACTCACAAACAGAACCTACGACACTCTCAAATGGATCGCGCTCGCGGTCATTCCGGCTGCATCGACACTCGTCCTGACTGTCGGAAAAATATGGGGCCTTCCGTATTATGACAACATCGGAGCCACGATCTCCGCGGTCGGCCTGTTCATAGCCGCGATCATCGGCGTATCGAGCAAGGACTTCTATGAGATCCAGCCGAAGGACATTGAGGGCATGGAATATCTCGAGGACGGTGAGGAGGATGAATAAAACGAAATTCATGCAGACCGATTCGAGATGGGGCGGTCTGGGATATCCGAAGAAGCCGTGGTATCTGAGGAACTGCGGCTGTGGCGAGGTGTCGATCGCGAACTGCATCATCGAGATGGAGCAGTATAAGAACTACACACCAGCCACGATTCAGCCGTACTGCAAACAGTACGCCGCACCGAATGGCGACGGAACATATTGGTCGGGAATCCCGAAGATGATGGCTCACTACGGGATGACTGAGGTCAAAGAACACGCTACAATGGCGCCACTCTGGAAAGAACTCGCAAAGGGTAACAGAGTGGCTATTTATTTGATGGGAAGTCGCAGAGGCGGCTCGAAGGGTGTCCACTGGACGAGCGGCGGGCATTTTGTCTGCTCGGTAGACTACAAATACCAGAACGGCAAGCACTACGTTTATGTGAAAGATTCCTACTCCAATTCTTCGCTCCGTAACGGATGGATATCCTATGAGGAGAACATGAGGAACGACGTGCTCAAGGTCTGGTCCGGGAAACTTAACAGCAAGCAGCCAAGCACACCGACCACCACAACACCATCGAGCGGCAAACTGGCTGTGGATGGTATTGGCGGCATTGCGACAGTGCAGAGGCTCCAGGAGTTTCTTGGACTGTCTAAGACAGATGGGATCACGATAAGGAAAGACCTCCAGAAATACGTTCCCGCTCTGAAAGCCTATGAGTACGGCACCGGCTCGCCAACTGTCAAGGCTATGCAGAAGTGGCTCGGCCTGTCAGATCCGGACGGGCTCTGGGGCGCTAATACATCGAAGGGCTTACAGAAGAAACTCGGAGTGACACAGGACGGCATCGCGGGAACGGCCACATTCAAGGCCCTCCAGAAGTATCTGAACGAGCACGATAAGGCTGTTTATCCTACACCACAGCCAAAGACTCTGTATCAGAAAGAAATGGAAGCGTGTCAGGCACAGTCCACTTGGATGAAGAACGCTACGTATTCGTGGGCGAAGTGGAAGCCGAAAACAGTCGAGCAGTCAAAGAAGGCTGGCACTTGCGTCACATACGTTGCTTGCGTCCTGCAGAGGATGGGATATCTCAAGGCTGGTCAGTATATCTGGCACAATGGGCGTGGTTATGGAACCGGCAAGGTCTACGGCACCAACAGCAAGATGGTCACAGCGTATATGGGCAACAAGACACTGTCTGCGCTCAAGGGTCAACTCAAGGGCGGCGACATCGTGATGGTGGACGACAACAAGAGCGGCCAAGAGGGTAGCGGTGGTCACATATTCATCCTTACCGGCTCCTGGACAAACGGCGATCCGTGGATATGGGACAACGAAACTGCCAAGAAGGGACAGAAGCCACGTAAGTATTCCGGCAAGCGTAAAGTCCTTGCCATCGTAAGGCTGAAATAGGAGGGGAGCACAATGGATAATAATCTTATAACCACCATCGTGCTCGCTATCCTGGCATCGAATGGCGCCTTCGCCCTCGTGCAGTTCCTGATCACACGCCACGACACCAAGAAGAATATTAAGGGCAAACTGGACAGACTCGAGAAGGACGGACTCAGGACGCAGCTTCTGCTGATGATCATGCTCAAGGGCGACGAGAAGAAAGAGATCCTGACGCTCGGCCAGCATTATTTCGATGACCTACACGGCAACTGGTACATGACAGACATATTCAACAAGTGGCTCGAGGAAAAAGGGCACAGCAAGCCGGATTGGTTTAAACACGATTAAAGGAGGGCACTAATGTACACATACACAACTCCAACCATCACCTGTACGCTGACCGGCATTGAGTTCAGTCAGCTCGACTATGTACGTATAGCGGTCGAGAGCAAGTGCTTTGAGATAGTCAGAGAAGTCCCTGCTGCCGATATCGACACGGAGACGGGAGTCACATCCATCAAGCTGACTCAGGAAGAGACCGCGAGGCTCGGCAAGGGACAGGTCAAGATACAGGCGAGAGTGCGCTATCTTGACGGGACGGTGCAGGCGACCAACAAGGTTCTGCGCGATATGGACAAGGTACTTGATGAGGTGGTGATCTGATGGCTATCAAACTGACTGTAGCAGAAAACGATGCGGTCACGCTCGGATTAGACTCAGGCGATAACGCTGCGCTCAATGTCGGATCCACTACGGTGGTGTCCGTAAACGACTATAACGACTTACGCAACAAGCCGAGCATCGAGGGCGTCGAGCTGATAGGTGACAAGTCCTTTGAGGAATTAAATCTGCAAAGGCTCACAAATACAGAACTTGAAAATATGCTGACGCTTTAAGCGGGAAAGGGAAGAAATGGCAAAGAAATATCTTGATGGTGACGGTCTGCTTTACTTCTGGCAGAAAATCAAGGCGGCTTTCGTGACCGATGTCACCTATGACAGCACAAGTCGCAAGATTCAGAAGAGCAAGAACGGCACGACATCTGATGTAGTCACGCTTGCAAAAGTGGCGACAAGCGGTTCGTATAACGACCTGTCGAACAAGCCGAGCATTCCGGCTGCGGTTCAGCCGACCACGACTACACCGAAGATGGATGGAACTGCATCTGTAGGCTCTGAGACAAAGTTTGCGGCTGGTGACCATGTGCACCCAACTGACACGAGCAGAGTGCCGACAACGAGGAAGATAAACGGCGAAGCTTTATCTACAGATATAGATATAATCGTAGCCACGGGTGTTGTGACATCAGGCGGAGCGGTTCTTACTGCCCCTGCAAGGGAAGCAACAGCTACGGCTTATGACGATTATAAGATTTACGACAAAGATGCTGTGGACGGATTGCTCACTTATGCAAATGGCGTTATTGCACAGACCTTCGTCCCAAAGACCACAACGGTCAACGGCAATGCTCTGTCTGGTGATATCACGCTTGATGCTGATGACGTATCTGCTATTCCGACATCAGCAAAGGGTGCGGCTTCTGGAGTATGCCCACTCGATGCGAACAGCAAAGTGGACTCGCAGTATTTGCCGTCTTATGTTGACGATGTAATCGAGGCATATCCTGTCAGCGGTGCTACGGCACTCTCCGCAGGATGGCTCTCGGCAACAAGTGGCGGTTCTGCTCTCACTCCTGAAGCAGGAAAGATATATGTCCTGATGACGGACAGCGGTGACTATGCCGCCAACACGCAGTTCCGTTGGGGCGGTACTACTTATGTGAAACTTTCAGACGGTGGCGTATCTTCCATCACCAACGCAGAGATAGACACCATCGTAGCAGCGTAAGGCGGTGACTTATGACTCAATACTTGGACAAGGCAGGACTTACCTACCTTTGGGGAAAAATCAAAAGCAAGTTCTTGATGGGCAATTCGGGCGGTGTGTTCTACGGCACTTGCTCCACGGCTGCCGGAACAGTAGCGAAGGTGGTAGAGTGTGCTGACTTCACGGCAGATAACTTGAAGGCAGGCACGATCATCATCGTCACTTTCACGGCTACGAACAGTGGTGCGGTAGCGAACCTCACGATGAATGTGAACTCAACAGGGGCGAAGCACATCAAATACATCAACAATGGTACGCTCGGAAACCTTTCATCAGCAGGGTATCTCAAGGCGAATACTGAGTATCCTTTCTACTACGATGGAACTAATTGGGTTTGTTTGTTCAACGTAAACTCAACATATTCGGCTCTGTCTGAAGCGGATATGAAAGCGGGCACAGCAACGGCAGGCAGACTCATCAGCGCGGCAAGGCTGAAAGAGGCTGTCGAGTATCACGCTCCGAAAGAGTTGCCAACTGTCACAACTACAGACGAGGGCAAGTTCCTGCGAGTCAACTCAAGTGGCGTGTGGGCGGCTGAAGTGGTAGCAAGTGCAGAAAGCGAGGCGTACTGATGGCTGATAGAATCATTCAAACAGAAACGCTGACAGCCATAGCGGATGCTATTAGAGCGAAAAACGGCTCATCTGATACATACACTCCTGCTCAAATGACATCGGCTATAATGGAAATCGAGACTGGCGATAGTCTGCTACAAGCAGAAATTCCGTCTTTTGTAAAGGAAGAAGCGATGGCTGTTGCAAGACGCGCTCAAGCGGTTCAGAACGCAGACACAATAACATTCCTCACTCTCTCGGATAGCCATTACGCTGGAACACAGGATACAAGCCTAAACAGAACGAATATCAACAATGGAAATCTTCACGCGGCACAGGCGGCAAAGATTTTGTCTTACGCTTTACCAATCGACTTCGCGGCTTTTCTTGGAGATGCTACATATGGTTCTACTGCAACAACTCTTGCACAGCTTAAAGAGCAGATTGAGGAAATCAATGGTTGGCTTTCTGAATCGTTTAGAGGAGTACCACAATTCCGAACTCTTGGCAATCACGATACAGGCGAGTATAATGTGCAGCCCGATGCGGCATATCTGTTCACTCAATTTGGCGCGTTCAATGACGGTGCGACTTATGGAAGTGAAGTATTTGGATACTGCTACAGAGACTTTGCTGATAAGAAACTGCGTGTGATATGCCTTAACAGCGAAGAGGGTGAAATCGTCGATGGGCGAGGCGCTAATTGGTGTTATTCCGAAGCGCAGTTATTATGGTTTGCACAGACGCTTCGTTCTGTAGGGGCGATGGCAGGGTGGACGGCAATCGTTATAGAACATTATCCGCTTGACTATGGCTCTGGCGCACCGAGTTATGGAGTCCCGCCATCAAATATTGTATATCAGTATACCCAAGGCGGCTCAGTCACTTACAGTGGAACAACTGTCAATTTTTCTGGAGCGAATAATGCAACCGTGCTGAACATCCACGGTCATACGCATTGTTTCAAAGTGGATAACTTGCATTATATAAGTGGCAACGTAGGAACCCCGTTCGATGTCAAGCGTGTTGCTGTTCCGAACATGATGTTCTACCGCAACAACGAATATGGCGAAAATGGACAGACCGAGGACTACGGCATTGAGTTCGGAGAAACGAGCACTTATCCAAAGACGGCAGGGGGCGCAAAAGACACGGCGTTCTGCCTTAATGTGCTTGACCTTTCCAAAAAAGTGCTGTACTCATTCTGTTACGGCGCAGGGTATGACCGCGTTGTATCGCTCGGCGCAACAGTCTATCGCTTAATAACCAAGAACCTTACAAATGTGTCAATCAATAGTGATATTGCAAGCGTGGAGGATGGAACACCTTATACAGCGATACTAACAGCAAATAGTGGTTACGAGATTCATTCTGTCAGTATCAGTATGGGTGGTGTTGATATTACTTCGTCAGCATATAATTCTTCTACAGGCGCAATCAGCATTGCATCTGTGACAGGCGATGTCGTAATCACGGCGACCGCAGAAGAAGTAGTCCCTTATCACAATCTGATTCCAACTGCGACTAACGCGGACGGGACTCCGTACTACACTAATGGATACAGGCAATACTATGTCCTTTCGTCCAGCGGCGTAGACAGTGAAAATGGAGGGCCAAAGAATTATGCAGTCGGTTTCATACCGTACAATGGCGAAACAATCCGCATCAAGAACATGCGGTGGAGTGGTTATGGCGACAGAATCTGTGCGTATGATTCAAGCCACCAACCTATTGCATCGGCAAGAGCATACAATTCGAGATCATATCTTAATATGTCAACAGACCCAGATACAGGCGTGACCACGCTTACATTTAAGCAAGCGGCAGAGCAAGCAGGAGCATACATTCGTATCTCGACAGGCTCGGCAGATGACCCAACAGCGATGATTTTGACATTGAACGAACCAATCGAATAGGCAACTATCATTATATGCGACTTTGCGGAGTCGGAAGTGGCGCAAATGTCGATATAAGGGTCAATAATTAATACTTGCTGGCATCTGGGAATAGGTCGCTCAAGGGCGGCGATACTTTCACCTCCTTTCTATAACTATATACTTGTAATGCGAAAAGGCCCGGGGATTATACCTCGGGTCTTTTTGCGTGGGCAGAATCGAGCGAACGCACGAAAAAACCGACCTCGTATTTTTCGATTTAAGCGATTTTTTACGGGTCGGTTAGGGTATTAGTCCTCGTCGTTTTCGTCTATTTCAGCCTCTTCGTCGTCCTCTGGCTCGAGGGCATCAAAGAAGGCTGCCATGTCCGGATGTTCTCGGAGCCAGTCCTCGTGTTTGCCTTTGCGGGCGGCTCGATTGTAATTGATTCGAGTAGGGCCGTCTTTGATCTCCCAGTATGCAAGAGTCCACGGCTTGATGCTGCGTGACGACTTATCGAATCCGATCTCGTCGAGGCATATGTAGCAGATATATCCATCGGATAGGGCTTGACCGCGTCTGGTCACGCCGATTAGTTTTCCGCATCGTTCGCATTTCATAATAGAATACCTCCTGAAAGAAATTATAAATATTCGTTCACATTATTGCAATCTCATCAGGGGAGGCGTATATTGTAGTCGAGGTGACAACTATTCCTAAAATCATAACTGGCGGTATTTTTCCGCGAAACGTTGAAAAATAGGGATTTCTATCAAAATTACTATATAGTCACCTCAATCTGACAGGAGGTGACTTTTTTATGAGACGTTCAACTTTTGAGCAGTTCGCCATCGTCGCAAGTGACTCGGCATCGCTATTCAATGAGCAGCTGAACGAAGAGCTCTACCGACTCAAGGACAACAATCCGGTTGTTCACTTCTCCGAGTCAATTCCATTTTACGCGCAGATAAAGTACACCGTGGATTCTACCACACCTGACAGCATCTCGGAAGAGTACGAGGCGAAGGGTGTCCGCTTTACATGCGCTCAGTGCCCGCATCTCAAGGCAGCACTGAAGGACGATGGGACTGAGGACAGACGATGCAAATGGGGCGGGTGCGAGTTCTCTGAGACGGGACGAGTCCCGAAGAGTGCTCCGGCTTGCGACAAACTTTATGAGCTCATACACGAAGGGAGTGTGAAATTATGCTTTACAACTTAGGAATGGTAATCGTAATGCTGTCCCTTGCGTTCGTGGGCGGCGAGCCAACGGTGCCGGTAATTATAGCGGCCACAGGTGCATTGATCATGGCTATCGGGAGGAGGTCCAACAATGAAGAAGCAGACTCAGAGAGATAAGGTCCTGTCGTGGCTGAGGACACACGGGACGCTGACGGTGAAAGACGCAGTGACGGAGCTGAACATCATGTCAGTTCCGAAGAGAGTCGAAGAGCTCCGCAGAATGGGCTACCAGATCCGGATGGACTGGGCGACGACCGAGAGCGGGGCGAGATACGGAGTGTACAAACTTGAGGAGGTGTGCTAATGGGTATTTCTATTTATGAGAAGAAGGCTGGCTATGTGAGACAGCTTCAGGCGATTCTCAATGTGTCCGAATACTTCGAGAGCATCGACTACAACAGAGACTACCTGAGCGGAGACGAATACATCCGCATCAAGAACGCCGTGGGCGACACGTTCTACATCAACGTGACAGGAAACAGTGAGAGCGCGATTCTGCTCGAGGTCGCGAGATTCGTAAACGGACTCAGGCCGACGGGCTATGTGACAGACAGAGACGCCCGCTGGAGGGTTGCAAAGCTCTTCAGAAAGGCGGTGTGACATGGCTGTGACAGTAATACTCGCGGTCCTGTTTATAGCAACGGTGGCAGCTATCGGC